ATCGAACACACCTTAGAATACGTCATTGCTTGCTGGAAATTCCGAGTCGAAAAGATGAGGAAGAGGGGTTTTCACAGTGTGTCCCATTCAACGCCCGCCGAGTCCGGTACGGGTATTGCTACGGGGACGTACCCCTCGCACAGCTAAAGAAACCCAAGAAAGGGCTCAAGTTCAAGCGGATCCAGATTGAACGAGGGCCACGACGCAGTGTGGGCGTCTCTTCAGGACCACACGTAGAGGGTGCGGCTTTGCCTCACCCTGACCATAATCACACCCCCACAGTGTTGGGTGCGATACTAAAAAGAGCCGCTTCCAGTCACCCGGACCCACTGGAAGGCGAATGGGACAAGTTAGAGGCCCATACATTAGCTTTCGTAGAAAAGCATTTCACGCCTCTACCCGCGGATGCGGATGATTCTTTTTTGACCTGGCTTGCAGCTACCAATTACCCTGAGTGGAGAAAGGAGCAGCTTAGGTTATGCCATTACTTAATCGAGTACTGGCATGACCCGGACTATGAGCGAGTCAAATGTTTCATCAAAGATGAAGTTTACGAAGAGTATAAACACGCCCGATCCATTTTTAGTCGAACGGATACCTATAAGACTAAAGTCGGGCCTATATTTAAACTCATCGAAAACGAAGTCTACAAGCACCCTGCCTTCATCAAACACGTACCCGTCGCTCAGCGACCTGCGTACATTACTGAGATGTTGGGCGGATCCACGGGGTCATACTTTACTTCTGATTACACAGGCTACGAGTCTCAATTCAGAGAGAAATTGATGGACAAATGCGAGTTTGTCCTGTATCGTCACATGACGAAATTCCTGCCGAATAGGGATAGATTTCTCAAAGATATTGAATGCCTCAAGAAACCGAACACGTGCATTTGGAAGAATATTACGGCCGTCCTGCCTACCTGTAGAATGAGTGGAGAGATGAATACTTCACTAGGTAACGGCTTTTCCAATCTGATGTTCACCGACTACACTGCGACCAAGAAAGGTTGCACTAACATAAGAACTGTAGTGGAAGGTGACGATGGATTGTCCACTTGGTCCGGACCGGATTTAACGGAGGAGGATTTCGCAGAGTTAGGACTCACTATCAAGATGCAGAAGCATTCCAGCTTGACCACGGCTTCGTTCTGTGGACTTGTCTTCGATCCTTCTGAAGGATTCAACATAAGAGACCCTCGTCCGGTTCTAGCGGACTTTGGTTGGGTTGACAAAAAATATACTGGTTCAAACCCTACGGTTTTGAAAAGATTGCTCAGAGCTAAGTCTCTGTCGTTAGCACACCAGTATCCCGGCTGCCCGATAGTCATGGAAATGGCTCGGTATGGATTAAGAGTAAC